GATTTCATGACCATCTTGAGGTCTATGCCATCGATTGATATTATTGAATTTGGAGTTGAAGATATTGTCCGTTCTGGACTCTGTAAAGAATATCTACTTGCTAAAATGGATCTTGGTTTATGAATTTTGCTCATCATAATTATCTCGGTGAAATTGAACTGACTAAAAAAGAAGTGAACGGCATCCGTCTCTATAATATTCCCAATGGAGACTGGGTGCCTTCTATTACTTCTGTAACTTCTTTTTATAATCGTCAAATCTTTGCGAAATGGAGAGCAAAGGTAGGTATCGAAGAAGCAAATCGCATCACCAAAAAGGCCACTAGACGTGGAACTGATTTTCATGAAGTTGCTCAGGACTATCTCTTAAATAAAGATCTAGATTGGAACAACTATCTCCCAGCATCTAAGTTTATGTTTCATCATTTGAAACCTGAACTAGATAAGATAAATAATATACACGCTATCGAGCGTACTCTCTATTCAGAATACTTTGGACTTGCAGGACGAGTTGATTGTATCGCAGAGTATGAAGGAGAGTTGGCAGTCATTGACTTTAAAACTTCAGAAAAAATCAAACCTGAAAAATGGATTGAGAACTACTTTGTTCAAGAGATGTTTTATGCTTCTGCATACTATGAGATGACTGGTATTCCTATTAAAAAACTCATTACTTTGATGGTGACTCCTGGCGGAGAAGTTCAAGTATTTGACAAACGCAACAAAGGGGATTATATTAAGTTATTAGTTAAGTATATTAAAGAATTTGTACATCACAATACTGGGACGAGAGATGGAGAATGATCTAGAAAAGGTCCTAGAGAAAAAGTTTTACTGCCCATCTAGGTTCACTCAAGAAATTGAGAATGTTGTTTTAGACAACCCTGAGATGTCGTACATCGATGCGGTGGTATTCTTTTGTGAGAAGAATAATATTGACGTTGAATCTGTATCAAAACTAATCTCTAAACCTTTGAAGGAAAAAATTAAGGGAGAAGCAATGGAACTTAATTTTCTAAAGAGAAGTTCTCGGGCTAAATTGCCTCTTTAATTTCATTTAGATTTTTATTATGGAAGAAGATATATGGGAGAGTTTGAGAAACTTTGAATACGATGATGACTATAAACTTTATGGGTATCTAAATACCAAAGAGCAACAGGCAGCATGGTATCAAAGAAACAAAGATAGACTGAAAGCAAAGTCTATGGAACGTCTCAATGCAAATAGAGATGAGATAAACCGTAAGAGGAGGGAAGCGAGAGCAACCGAACCTTACAGATCCGAATATCTTCGTAAACAACGTGAACGCAGGAGTAAAAAGTGATGGCCTTTGATGCCTATAAGCAATACCTTTCTTTGAAGAATCACTTCACCAAAGAGAAGTATGATTACCACAAGTATTGTGGGAAGAGTCGTGCTACCGTTCAATCTTTCTATAAAAGAAAAGACCGCTTCTGGTTTGAGAAACTTGCAAGAAACAAGTCAGACCAAGAGGTGGTTGAATTTTTTGTATCGAACTTTATCACCTGCACTGATCCAAGTAAGCTTTGGATAGGAGAAATGATACGCGAAGGTGAAGGTCGATACACTGATTGGAAAAAGAGAACTCAGTCACTTTCTTATCTCTTTAAAGAGGAGATTGAGCATGTCTTTACTGGCAGGTTTGATGATATGTTTGCTAAGGATGGCTCACGCCATCCAGAAATCCTCAAGACATATCTAAGAGGTGAAGTATCTATTGAGACAATGGTCATTCTTGATAAGATACTTGGATTCAGACAAGACTTTGATAAGCACCTGTCTGATCCAGTGTGGGAAACCGTAAGTATGAGAATTAAAAAATATTCTTCTTTCCTACATATAGATGTATTTCGTTATAAAAAAATTCTAAAGGAGATTGTTTTAGGAGGAGTTACATGAGTTTCTTTGATTCTGAATTTGTTCGTTCTGAGATGGTTGAAATTTCAGAGTTGCAAGAAGAAATCTATGGAAATGTTTTTAAGTTTCCATCGATGAGTAAAGAAGAAAAGATAAAGCATGTTGAGTTGCTGGAGAAACTGCTGACTAAACAGCAGACTCTTTATACTCGACTGAGTTTGTCTGACGATCCTGAAGCAATCGAAATGAAACGACGCATCACTGATTCGGCAATCGCTATGGGGATGCCGAAAGATGTGAATATGGGTGTTATCTTTAGCAACATGTCCAATCTCTTGGAATCGATGCGTAAACAGATTGACATTACGGGGTCAGACCTGTAGAATAACGAAGTCCACAAAGGCCAAATCCAACAAATCTAAAAAATCCTATGTCTTTCGCAAATCTTAAAAAGCAATCTTCTCTTGGCTCTCTGACCGCCAAACTGGTCAAGGAAGTAGAGAAGCAAAATAACTCTGGTGGCGGTAGTGATGACCGCCTGTGGAAACCAGAGATGGACAAGACTGGTAATGGTTACGCTGTAATCCGCTTCCTGCCTGCTCCTGATGGTGAAGACCTCCCTTGGGTCAAACTGTACTCACACGCCTTCCAGGGACCTGGTGGCTGGTATATTGAGAACTCCCTGACCACTAATGGTGGTAAGGATCCTGTCTCTGAGTACAATCGTGAACTCTGGAACAGCGGTATCGATGCAGACAAAGATACTGTTCGTAAGCAGAAGCGTAAACTGTCCTTCTATGCCAACATCTATGTTGTGCAGGACAAAGCCAATCCTCAGAATGAAGGTAAAGTCTTCCTGTATAAGTTCGGTAAGAAGATCTTTGATAAGATCATGGAAGCAATGCAACCTGAGTATGAGGATGAGACTGCAATCAATCCTTTTGACTTCTGGCAGGGTGCAAACTTCAAACTGAAGTTGAAGAAGGTTGCAGGTTACTGGAACTATGATTCTTCAGAGTTCGCAGCACCTTCCCCTCTGCTTGATGATGACGATGCTCTGGAAGCACTGTGGAAGAAGCAGTATTCTCTGCAAGACCTGGTTGCTGCAGATAAGTTCAAGACCTATGAGGAACTGGATAAGCGTCTGAAGATGGTTCTGGGTCAGAAACCTGCTTCTCGTCGTTATGATGAAGAGACTGAAGATGAAGACAATGATCGCGGTAGTTTCACTCCCGACTTTGGTTCTCGTCAAGAGTCCAATCCTGTTCCTCCCAATCTGAAAGAAGAACTCAATAATCTGAGTTCCTCCAAGACTGATGAGGATGAAGATGATGCTCTTTCTTACTTCCAGAAACTGGCTGAAGAGTGATTAACTAGTCAGTTTAATATTACTGGACGACTTCAAGGTTCCGCTGATGTAATCAGAGGAACCTTTTTTATATTCCATATTACTTTCAATGTCATCTAGAATGACTGGGAGATATCTTGGTTTTAACAGGTAAATACTCCTCTTTGCTTCTTCTATTTTTTCTTCATATTCTTTATTTGTTACTGGTATGGTAAAGTCTTCAAAAGTAACTGTGTTATTTCCATTAGCATCATAGTAACTATAGGTTGCTCCTTGTTCAATAGTGAGACCACTAGGAACAATCACAACACCATCAGTGGTTACTACTTCTTTTGTTTCATAATGATGGACTGCATTTAAGTTTTCATAAGTTCCATACTTATTAATCAGATATGTATCAAAAGAAAGTTGTGACATGGGCCACTCTGTTTGAATGTTAAGAATATTATTTGAAATAAGAACTAACCAATCAAGTTCTGGATCTCCATAAATTTCATTGGCAACAGTATCTGGACGATCATCACCGCGTATATTATATTTTTCAAATACTGTTGTATTTTGGAAAACATCTTCTCTTAGTTTAATTCTCCTAAAAAGATTTTTGACTTTTGTATAGTCACCAATCTTTGCTCCGTCATTTCTATCGACGTAGTTGAAGTCTGGAATGTAATTGAAGTAACCCATTTTAGAATCCTATTGAGGTTTCGTTTTGATCTCCACCAGCACCACCTTCATAATCACTATCAAAGACTGGTTCAAGTTCTTGGAATGACATAGTAACTTGATATGAAATCATAGATCCATCATAATATGTTGCATAGTTACCATCAGGTGTATAGTTAACACTTAATGCTGTTAGAGCACACTCTTTGAATTTATTTAAGAATGGATGATCTTGATTTTTATGTTGATAACTTAGGAAAAATGTATGAGGAGATTTTATAAACAAAAAGTTGTTTGCTTTTTTAGCACTCATACCTTGCTTTAGTGTTCTGATAATGTTTCTTACCTCTTTCGCTTCACCATCACTTCTGGGCGAAAATTTATATGTGAAGGAAAATTGTCTGAGATTGGGTCCATTAAATAACAACTCAGCATTAGTGTTTATCACCGCACCCAATGTTCTCTTTAGAGGATCTACTCCTGCTATATTTTCGACGATTTTTTTTGCAAGTGCTATTTTTATCCCAGATGTATTGTTTGCTGCTGCATCTGCTAGTCCTTCCGAAGTTCTTTTAAGAGCATCACCTCCCGTAAACGCACTCATAGCAATATTTCCAAGAGCAGAACTTAGCACTCCCATATCTGCTTTTGACCAATCAACATTATTATTATCACTTATTCCACCAGGAATTGGTAAGAAGATTGTAGATAATATTTTTCTATCGCCAGGAGTATTTGGTCTTGATGGGAGAGCAAGACTACCATCTGCATTAGCTAAACCTCTTGGTTTATACTTCACCATCTGAATTTTTAAATAGTCTTGGAAAGAGTCTACCAAGTCTATTGGATATCTCATATTAGTTTTATATTTTGGTCTCTCCTGAATATTTTCTAATTCTTTGGGGAGACCAATTTCGGGTTCTGTTTTTGGCGGATCTTCAGGAACAGGCGGTGCAAGTGGGTCTGCGTTTGTCTCTGCTATTTGCCGATCTCTGTCTTCTCTTTGTTTTTTTAATTCCTCCTCACTAACCGAGTCTTTAGTTTCTGTATTATTCTGTGATTGATATCCAGGTGTATTTTTAAGTGCTGTTACAGTAGCATCGGTTATTCCAGTATTCTTAGATAGTCCCCTATCGTCTGCTATAATTTGTGCAATTTCAACAGTTCTTGCTTTTGTGCTTGAAGTAATTCTATTTAATTGTTCTTCTCCTTTGGGATTAAATTCGGGTGAAAAATACCGATTCCATTGTCCTTCTTGGTCTTTGTTTGGAGACCATTTTGCTTCTTGTGGCGAATATGTTCCAAGCAATAGGTCACCAAGGCCGATTTGGGTTTCATATAGTTGCATTTCACCAGTTCTTGCATCAGTAACCACTCTGATATCTCTATTATATTCTGCGGTGCCACCAGAACCGTTAGGTAGTATTTTTTTCTGATTCTTCAGTATAGCAGAATACTCAGCAGGGTTTGAACTCTCTGATCCAGGCACCTTGCTTTGTGGTTCCCATCCAGGAATAATCTGATATGGCATATTTTGAGTTGCCTTTTTTAGTTATTTATGAGGTAATTTGCATAAGGCAGGGATCTCATTGTTT